CCATTGTTCGTAGAGCGCGTCGCGATGCTGCCTGAGCGCTTCGAGCACTTGACGTTCGACATCACTGGATTGCGATGAATTGACTACTACCGTCGGCGTCGAGTTGATGACTATCGAAGGTGGGCAGGACGCATCTCCCGGCGCTCGGCGCGTCGCTGGAATAGCAGCTAGCGCTGGCGCCGCGAGGAGTGGCGCAGCAAATGTCACAATGGCTGCTGCTCTTCGCAATGTGAGAAGTCTCAGTTGAACGTCCTCCGTTTCCAGGCTTCTCGCGGCGCCTGATGAGATAGTCTTCGCGATAGCCGCGGTGAGTCGGCTTGCTTGTCGTTCTCGGCCGGCGGCACTCGAACGGGGTGACACGATGATGCCGCGCGCACTCGAGTTCTGCGCGCCTAGTCCCGAATGCTGTGACACGGCTCGAAACAATCGCCACTCGTTTTCGCAAACCTTTGTAAGGAGAGCCTCGAGTCCAGAACGAACCGTGGTCGCGCGAACCGCATCCGAGTCATTTGCGCCCGGCCTCCTGCTGGAGGTCCTTGCAGCGGGAATGACCGCTAGCCGGACACCCGAGGTCTGACTATCTATCAATCTACTGCTAAAGGACACGAGAGCGGTGAGTGTTGGCGAACTGGATTGCTCTCGCGTCTCACCTTCCCTGGCGCGGTACCGAGGATCTAAGGTTTGGTTTAACGCTACCGTGTCCTCTGTCCGGGCAGAAGCGCGATGAGCCAACTCGTTGATAGCGATGACCGCTTTTTCTAGTCTGCCTAACCAGCCAAGGGTCGGCCTTGGTGACGAATCCGAGGAACTCTTTCCGTGATCGCGCTTTGAATCCTCTGGGCCGGGCGTGTGACTAGGCGACGGATTAGCATCCGGACCAATAGCGCTCTGCCGATTGCTCAGGGCAGCCAATTGAGCTCGCGGCGACATCGCTCGTAAACACCTGGTCGCTTGCAAAGCGACTGGTAGCTTAACCGAGCGACTGAATTGGTGGATTCGCCGAGCCGAGCGCAAGCGATCGGCGAGATTCAATTTACTATCCTTATTCATTGGGTGTAAAGTGTCGCTATTGAATGATCTCTCTCAAAACCTATTAACAATTTGTCGCTGGTTGCTTTATCCGCTTGACCCCGCCGCCTTTCCGCTGTTTACCGCAATCGGTCTTGGAGCGATCGTCGCTGTCGTGTGCGGCATAGTTCTAGGTGAAAAGGACCGACGCCGCCGAGCTAGGATTGCCAAACGTATTGCCCAAAACAGTCGGACGAAAACTGAAAAGCCGCCGCCGCAAATGCCTTAGATATCGTCACGCTAGGTCTCGCCCCACTCTCGCTCATAAGTTGCGATATCTCACTAGCTAGTTCCCTCCGCCCGCGGCATCGATGGCGGCGCGGTTGTACTCATTGACCGCTGCCAGCCAGTAGCTCAGTTCCGGGAAATCCATCGCCGCCAGGTCCTCTACTCCAAATCCGAAGTGGACGAGGGCAGCGAAGGCGCCGGCGGAGGGTCCTGAAAATTTGCGCCGACTACCTCGGCCTGCAACGCAAGCACATCGTTGAGATCCATCGCGAGAAGATCCTCATAGACGATCCTCGCGCCATCGATCTCGGCTAGCTCTGCAATCAGCGCGAACACCACCGCAGTCGGATCGCTCGAGGCGCCGGCTACTCGCTGCGCGCGCATCAGGTCGCGCCCGAAGCCTTTCCGAATTGCCGCGCTCTTGCCGGAAGGGAGTAACAAGATGCGCAGGTCTTTCGGTCCGGCTTCAGGCGCTTCCCGAAGCTTCACTCCATTCACACTCATGTCATCGGGTTTCATCGAGTCGGGCTCCTCGGCTTACCTCTGAAATCGAATTGATCAGCCACCCAGGTTGGTACGAAAGGTCGAAAGCTGATCGACACCACCTACTACGTACACGTTTGCGAACACGTCATAGAGGTAAATCTGGGTGCCCGAGACGTAGAGCTCGCAGTGATAGACGCTAATCGTCGAGCTGGTTTCTACCATGGTCTGATGTTTCAAGTTGGCGGCGCCGGCATCCTTGAAAACTCCGGTCATCAGATAAACCACCGGGAGCTGCGCCGAGCGGCCCTGGCTGGTGTATTGCTCGAGATTACCGCGGACCTGGAACGAATGGCTCTGGAACGGACTCGCAGCCATGGTCAAGGTTTCCGCGTCGAAGGAGACCCACTTGATTTTGGCCTCGAGCTTGTCCACCCCGCCCCACAATTCCGCCGTGCCAGCCATGCCGAGACCTTTGTAGTCGATCATGCGATGACGCGGTTGAGGAATTTCGACCTCTTCAGCGCGTCCGAGCAAGCCGATTCCGTCAATATAGACATTAGCATTAGTAAGTGAGTTGATCTGGATATTCATCTGACTACCTCAGTGACTATACAAGTGACTATTCGTTTCTGACTATGCAGTAGCTAATGCCGATGTAGTCAGTGCATTGGTCTGTCCGAGCTGCTGCAGCAGCGATACATCGATGAAGGTCTGGAAGGTCAGGCGCTCCGCCGGCGGCGGCGGCATCACATCGATATCGAAGACCAACTGACCCGCGGCGATTTGCAGCGGCGGATTTTCCGTCGGGTCGTAACTCGCGCTTCCGGCCACCAGCGCCCCGCGCTGAATCAGGGTGCGCAGGAACGAGTTCACCGACGCGAGGATCGCGGTGATGAGCGCGTTAGAGATTGGCTGATCGATGAACTGCAGCATCGCGAGCTCGACCGATTCCTCGATCACATCCATGGTCCGGCGCACGCTGATGAAGTTGTCCGGCGCGGTGCTGCTCGGATACGCGGAGGAACGATTTCCCCACACTCGCAGGCCGGTCCCGAACGCATTGAAGACCGTCACTATGCCGCTCGAGTTGAGATTGTTCACATCAGAGGCCGCGTCGATCGCCGACGCGTAGAGCTGCACATCGGGACCGAGGATGCCGTTGATCTGCACGTTGGACGGCGACCACCAGTATCCGTTGGCGAGATCCTGCGCCGCCATCGCTCCCGCAACCCATGCCGAATAAGGACCGACCGCAAGCGCATTCGCTTGCGTGGCGACCGGCGCGCCGGTGCTGCTGAGCGTCACTCCAGTCGGAACGATTCCGGTGTCATAGAAAGTTTCCTGCGGATAGCAGAGGATCGCGCGTTTGCTCGAGGTGTTGAATGCGTTGCCCGCCACGCCGCGATTGCTGATCGCGCTCGCCACCAGAGTCGAGGGAGGCGAATCCACCAGCGTGACTGCGCGGATCGTATCCGCCATCGTGGTTAGCGCGGCGGCAACATCGGCGGACTGCGAGTAGCTCGGCGCGATGAGAATCTTCGAAAAGAAACCCATGGTGCCGTAGGTCGTTTGCAACGCCTGGATTCCGGTGTAAACACCACTGGTGAACGCTCCGATGATGGCGGAATCCTGAACCTTGGTCGGATCGGCGTAGTTGAACGCGACGAACATCGTCGCACCCGCCGCGATATGTCCGCCCGAGGTGGTCGGGATAATAGTCACTACCCCGTTTACAGAATCGAGGGTGTAGTCAGTTCCGACAACATAAGTAGTACCAACCGGATCGCTAACGACCACTACGTTAGAGACACCCATGTGGCCGAGGTTGATCACACCTTGAGCATTGAAGGTGAATGGGGTCTCGGCGACTGAGGTATAATGAACCGCCGGATTGAATACGTTGACGACGATCACCTGGCCCGCGCCCTGATCCTGAATCGCGGCGAGCGCATACGGGATCGAGTAGCCATCGACAATCGGCCCGAACATCGCAGCGTCGCTTGCCGACGATACGAGGGTCGGCGAATTCACGGCGGCCGCTACTGAAGGCGACTGCACCGCCCACAATGGCGCGGTGCCGACCAATCCGATTACCGCGGATTTGACTACCGTGACCGGGACCGGACCGCTATCAACTTCGATTACTTCGATTCCGTGTAAGAAACTTGCTGGCATGTTTTCACCATTGCTTTTGAATTCGTCAGAGCGTTGCTATGCCTACAAAGTCGGCGACGATTCGCCCGCCGACGCGATCACACTGTCTCCGTAACTCCATGCGACGTTGACCGTCGCGTCTGATGCAATCGTTCCGGTTGTCAGCCGGGTCACGATTCCGTTCACCGCATCGATTGAGTAGTCGGTGCCGACAACGAACGCGCCACCACCGATCGCGCTGACGGTGATTGCTATGAGGTTCCCGTTAGTGAGTTGAATCTGATCGTCCGAGTTGAAAG